AGTATTACCCAGCCACTTCGTAACCGCCACTTCGTAACCGCCTTTCACTTTTGGCCTTGAGCGTGTCTGAGCGTGTACGCGGCGGCCGGTAGGCCGCCGTCCTTTCCCCCTCCTTTCGGCGAGCGGTAGCTCGCCGTTCCTGGGTCCCGTGGGGGATGGGGGGGGCAGGCGCGGTATGTAAGCGGCCGGTAGGCCGCGCTAGCCTCCCCCCCAACATCAGTTAGCAACAGTGAGTCATGGCATTCAAACGTTATTTTAGGCGTCGCCGCCGCGTGCGTAAACCGGTTCGGAGATTTCGTAGGCGCTATAGAATGCGTCGCCGTGTTCTTAGGAGTAAACCTGGGAATATGCTTACAAAGCTTACTAAAATTACTACGTTGTCTGTCGAAAATAATATTAATGCTACGTGGTCATGTTCCTTCAAGATGGGAGATTTTACCGAGTATGGACGTTTAGCTCCTAATTTTGAAACCGTTAAATTGAATAAAGTTGTTGTTCGTGTTCAACCTTTACAAAATGTTGCAAATAATTCAACCTCATCTGTTCCCGCGTATGTTGTTGTTCCTTGGCATTATAATATCGCGTTGCCTAAAGATTTTGCAAGTTATTTGCGCATTGATAAGCATAAATTGAGGGCGCAAACTGTAGGTACATCTATGTCATTTGTACCGAACATCGTAACGGTAGGAGTTGCTAATGAAGGCGCGAATCCAACGGGACGTAATATTACTTGGAAGCCGACTTTGGAGTGTTTGGGAGTAGATATTAATATACCTAGAGTATATTGTGGAGCAATATGTTTTCAAGGTCAGCCAGATATGGAAGGAAGAAAGACAGCTTTCAATATTATAACTGATGTTTATTGTACATTTAGAAATCAAAATACTATGAAAGTGTAATATGTTCTTTTATAGTAATTCGTCGTTCAAAAGCAGTATTTATGTAATTGTTGAATTTATATAATAAATCTGTGTCAACGTTTGATGTAAACCATATGTGTGTACTTGTGAATTCCTCGTATCCTCCTTTTATTTGTACTTTGTAGGGGTATCTGTCGCAAATTTTAAGTATTTCATCATATTTAATCCATCCGTAGAAGTCGTCTATGATGACGCAGGATTGCTGTTCGTAGCCGTCCCACCATTGTCCCCTTGGCTTATAATATATCCCGTTGGTAGATATTTCGGTTGCTTCTTGTAGAGCTCTGCGACTTTTTCCGCTGCCAGGAGGTCCCCAGTAGTAGCGAACTTCCGTGGGATAGTTTCTTGGAGGTACAGGTAATACCATTCTCCGTAGTTCTTGGATACCTCTGAAGTACCGGATATATGCAATAGGGTGTTTGGTGGCAATATCTTTAAGGGTATTGCTGGGCTCCATTGTGTCTTTAACCAGCAGCTGTAGGTCCGTCCTTTGTCCTTGCTTGATAGGCTCTCCCTTTTCAAAAAATATGCCTGATTTTCTACAGTATGTTTGGTTTTGTTCGTCTGATCCGTTTGCCTTCTCAATATGGATTGCGTTATGGAGATGCTTCTTGATGGTACTGAAGCGTGTGGGTTTAATGAGGTTAACATACCCCTGTAGGTGAGGCGTCCCTGTTGATGGACAGAGTTCTTCTCCCACGATTCCATATTTAGCGAAGTTATTTAAAAATGTCTCACACTTTGCGTACGCGTCGAATTCGTAGTTATTCCAAGTGAAGCAAAACTTTCTTACTGTGCGGTTTGACATCGCGCAACAAAGTGGCTGGTAT